GAGACTATCGCAAAGAATGTTCCTGCTGCCAGAGCAACATCATCAAATCTGTTTACAAGCAGATCCATAACTGGCACCAATACTCTGCCTATTGCATCCCCCACTCCAATCAGGATTACTTTTGAAAGAGCCATAAGCTGCTTGAACTTGAATCCACTGGCGCTTGTGATCTTCTTCATTGCCTCATCAGTTAATCCAAGCTTGTCTTGCATTTGTCCCATTATTTCTGTGAATGACTCCCCTGCATTTCCAGCAAGTGCCATTATTGGAACAAGTGCCTCTACACCACCAAACAAAGTGGTCATGGCCTCATCACTGCCTTGAGTCTTTTCCTTCAGGTGATCTAGAAAGCCTGCAAGCCCCATGGACTTTATTCCAGCAATATTGAAGTTTATCCCAAGTGATTCAGCAAGGTCAGAAGCTTCTTTTGTTGGTTTTGCTACAGATGCAAGAATGGCTCGCAAGCCTGTTATTGCAACTTTAGTATTTATGCCACCTTTTGTAAGAGCAGCAGTTGATGCAACAAGCTCCTCGAATGGAATTTGAAGCTTCTCTGCAAAGGGAACTATCACACCAAGAGACTCAGAAAGCTCTCCAATTGTTGTCTTGCCTGCCTTCATTCCAACAAATAACGTGTCAGAGATGTCAGCTGCACTTCCTGCTTTTTCCCCATACACATTCATGATGGTTGTTAGCCCGTCAGCAGCGGTGGCAACATCAGTAACTCCACCAACTGCTAATTTATTTGCTGCTGTAAGAGTCTCAATTGATTGGGCAGTATTTTGAGCACCAGCTGAGATGATTTGATATAGAGCCTTTGATTGCTGAACAGGCTGGCTACCAAAAGCAACAGCTTGCTTCTTGGCTTGTGCAGTTAGCTTATCCATGCTAAATGTTGCCTCATCAACGAGCGTTGAGACCTCTGCCATTGCATCTCCAAATAGCATGGATTCGCTTATTGCAGTCTTCAGCAATGCTCCCCCTGAAAAAAGAACAAATGCCCTTTTTAAAGATTTTTGAAGCACATCAACTTTCTTGCCAGTCTTTTCAGATTCATAGCCGATATTCTTAATGTCTCTGCTTACAACTCTCGCACCTTTTTCATCAATTGCAAGTGTCAGCACCTCTTCAGTCATTGCTATTTACTCCTGAAAATTTTAGCAGAATTGAAAACCTTTCTTGCTGCATTAACACCAAATCTTATCATACCAGAAGGGGCTTGACTTGAGCTTCCATTCTCAAGTGCTCCAATATATTCAAGGTTGTTCGTTATTAAATTTGCGCCAAGCCCTGATTTATAATCCTGAGCCTTTGAGACTCCCTCTGACACAGAAGATTCAGCATCAGTGGATTCTGTCAGACTCAAGTCAGGCTGGCCTTGGCTCACATTCCAGTTTGCTCTGGCTCTCCCCTCATCAACTGGAGTTGCATAAGTTATAGCATTCAAAGAAGCAATTGTTGCTTTCCTTATGATGTCAGGGGCATGAGCTTGGACTTCATCTGCCCTTCTCAGAATTGCTTTCCCAAAACTTTCAAAACTGCTATGTTTAGCCATTAACCTTCTTCACATAATTTGAATCAATCCGCTCAATCAGTTCGCAAAATTCATCTGCCTCATAGAATGACATCTCAAGCCTGTCTGCATAATCCATAATGCAATTCCAAGGTATTCTTCCAACTCCTGCTTCATTAAAACTTCTACAGCTATTCAAAGATTGATAAGCAGAATAAACAAATTGTGATCCTATTCCTAATGTTGGAGCATCAGTTACAAAATCTGGTATTGGCATCCCTGTTTTTTCACACTGTTTAATAATTCGCTCATTTCTGGCAGAGCTATTATCCAGCGTGAAAAACAAGAATTCTGTTACTTCCCCACCTCTTCTTCAATCTCTTCTTCTTGGAAAAGAGATAGCTTTTCAGATTGTGCCTTTAAGTCTAGGAAGAATTCATGATATTTCATAAAGTGGTTGAACACATTATCTTCATTTGCATCAACAGACTTCCCGCCAACTAGCATCTTCCCATCAACCCACTTTTTGCCGTCTTTTTGATCCTTGTGGCGCCAGCCTACAACAATTGACTTTGCATAAGTTCGCTTCATCAATTCTTCAGCAATGTCATCCTCAAGAGTCTCATTTCTCAAGCCTCTTTCATGAGGCTTTGAAAGTTGACGAAACACCTGCTTGTACTTCTTGTTCTTTGCTCCTGCGCGAGTGATGCGAACTTGCTCATCACCATAATCAATCCAGACTCCCTGTGACTCAAATTCATCACTAGTGCTAAAAGCTTTTTCAATAGACATAATACAGTCCTATAATTTTTTTTAAAGTTTAAAAGTAAAGATTAACCTGCCAAAGTTGGCAGATAATCCCAAAAGGTGAATGACAAAGTATAATCAAGATCTGCAGAAATCTTGGCACCAGAGGCTGCTTCATTTGTCAGAGGAATTGTGATTGGTTCATCTTGAGAAATAGCAACACGGCCACCACCAAGAGACATAAGCGGAATATCAATGCTGATTCCCTGATTGCCTTTTACAGAGTGAGATTCCAAAGTGATATCATCATTGTTTCTGACCGCTGCGACAGCATCAACATTTGAGAAGTATGCAGTTATCTCTCCCCCCACCTCAAATGTCCCAGCAGATACATCGAATGCACCAAGCTGTCCAATTGCTTTGTTAGGGCTTACATTGTTGTTCACTGTCAAAGTAAGCTCTTGTACGAATGCAAACAAAGGGTCAGGAGAAGCATCCCCACTAACCACTTTTGCCATTTTGATCAGCGGAATATTATCAGAAGTGTTGAAGGCATCAGACTCAACAAGAGCAGGTCTGGTTCCTGATTTCACACCCTCTACTCCAGTGCGCGTTTCATGATCAATTCCCACAAAAGTTAGATCAGCTACAATCTTGTCTGCTGTTGGAACATTAAGGCTCAACTCATTGGGAACTGCTCCAACTATATACTCAGACTGAATTTGTGCTGGAGATGCATCATCAGGAGCACCAAGAGTTCTTTCAATGTTGTAGCTTCTGCGAACAATCAAAGTTGATAATTCATTTCGCAAGTGAGTTCCAAAGAACAAGCGAATGTCTTTGCCAACTCCAGCATCAGCAACCATTGTGGATTGTGTCTTATCAAACTCAATTGAGTTTGCAGAAATTGATCGAACTCTGCAGAATCCGTTGCTTGTTGCTAGTGCAAATTGGTTCGCAGTAGCATCTGCTCCAATGAACACAAATTCGCCAATAACAAGCCCAAGGTCAGTTAGATCTTTGGTTGTTGTGGTTAGTGCAGGATATGTACCTGATACATCAATTACAGCATCCCCTGTTGCAAATTGAAAGCCAACTCTTTTTACAGTGCCAGCTTCACCAGCCAAGGCAGGGAGAGAAGATGTTACAGGGATTGTCGCAGCAGCAGGAACGCCAGTCACCAAGTGAAGACCATTTACAGCGTCAACAGTAAACCCCTTTGCAAAAAGCAGGTCATTTGCAACATAAGAGTCACCGCCAGATGCAGGCTCGAAATCATCTGTTGTGTCTCCAGTATCAACTGAGGTCACATCAAGTAAATCTTTGAATCTTGAACTTGCAAACATAAAGCCTTGCAGCAAGTCTTGCATGTTCTCTTGGGTCAAATCTGTGCCCCATCCTGCTGATGCATCAAGGTCTGTAATAACTCCTTTTTTGCGCTGACGAGATGGGTTGATTGGATTCCGTGAAAGCAATGTAAGCTCCCCGCCAAAGTCTGAATAACCATTTGGCTCTAATGGCACCCAAACAGGAGATGAAAGAACACCAAGGCTGGCCTCTTCTGCTATGGAAAGCCCTGTAACATTGCCATTAATTTTATTTACCTGTGTCATTGTTATGACTCCTATTTGGTTTGGTGATATTTAATTTCAACAACTAGATTGGAGTGAAGCCATGGGCCATCATTTCCAATCTCATTAACTTTTATGCTTGTGAACCACATGGCACTCAGACTGGTGTCTCCACCCTCAAACAAGTCAAGCATTTCTTGTCCGATTTTGTTTGAATTTCTTTTCCCAGTTCCACTAGGAACAAATAATTGAGCAGTCAGCAAAGATGATCTTACATAAGATGCGCCATTAACAAAGCCACTCAAGGATCTTTTTTGTGAGTCTATGTTCTTGTAATTTACTCTGGCCCAAGTTTGATCGCTGTCAGGTAAATTCCCCTTAGAGTCATCAAAGCGCAAATTTCCAACCACATATCCGCTTGACACCCATCCATTTGAAAATTTGGTTAGGATGGTGTCATATGCCTCTTGTATGGTGTATGATCTCATCGTCTTAATTGAACCTTGTATAACATAGAAACTGCAGCAGGTTTCACTTCTGAGTAATCAACAATTTGCCATTCACCATCATCAATTACCTTTTCAAATTCTTTCATGTCTGCTATGTATTTGGGGCTAACAAGACACTTCTTGTCCCCTCTTTGAATAACAGATCCGTCTATCTCATTTGTTTTGTAATCAACAAACACAGCAATCACATCTACATCAACCCCAACATCATCAGATCCATCCCATGGATTCCCAACTGTGTTTAGGGCTTTTTTTCTAAACTTGGCTGCCCTTCCCGCTGACTCAATAGCAGCATCTGACTCAGACCGTATGCCTAGATAATCAAGCACGCTTAACCACCTGAGCTGATCCTGTATTTTTTACAAGGCCACTCATCAGAGAGTCTGCCTTTGGATAACTCTTAAAATCATCTTCTTGATAGTCATCTTTAAATACAGTTTGGACTTCAATCACATCAACTTTTGTCTTTGAGCTTTTCACAGATTGCCCAGTATCAGATTGGACAAGATCTGGAGACAAGCTGATCCCATTTAGCTCTCTGTAAGCATATTCACAACAAGCCTTTTTCAGAGCCTCTGGAATGGTGTTGCTAATATCATAGCCATCCTTATCAAATGCAGAAAGTCTAGGAACTTGAGTTGATTGGCTGGAAGCTTTTTTAACCCCAACAATCAGACTCCCCCATCTGAAATCTATGTAGTCTGTTGCGCGTATTGCAGCAGCTTCCACATCAGCAGTAACACTAGCACTAACATCAACTCCTCTGTCTAGAAAGTAGGCTCTAAAATAAGCCTCTGTTATGTATGAGTTTGCTCCAACTACAGAGCCAAGATCATCTTGGACTAGAAAACTCATCAGAACCCCCTCAGTGATTCTGAGATTATTTTTCCAGCAAAGTAAGGCAAAAGCTCAACCCCAAACACATCGCTGTGCTCTTTGCTGCTTAAAGCAAAATCAGTTTCTTTGTTAAAGTTTGTTGTGTGCTTGTCAACTATTCCATCATATCCAGTTGCTCCCATATCTCCCCAAGGGTGATGTGGTAGGAATCGCGCCCACTTGACAGGCTTATCACTGGGAGAGTGCCATACATCGAGCTTTGATACTGACCGTGGACGGATCTTATCAGCATCCAATGCAGGATTCACATATACAAATTTGCTTGCTATTGCACCATATTTTTTAGCAGCCAAATCAAGTATTGCACAACCATTAGAGTGACCAAAGCAAATGACCTCTTGCTCTGCAATTTTAGCAGATAAAGTTGCCTTTGCTATTTGTTTTGCAATTTTTTTGTTCTTGGTGTAAGTCTCCCCTATACCAAAGTGGCCATAGTTGACCATGATGTATGGGATGCCGTGTTGTGCTAGGAATGGGCGCAACTTTCCTATAGTAGCACGCCCACCATCCCAAACATTATACCCATGAACAAGAATTGCAATCATCAGAGGTTACTCAGGCTGGTCTGAGCCAGCAGGAGAAATGGTCAGAACTGAATTTTCTTTATCACATGTCACTTTGATAGATCCATCATTTAACCTTTTGCTGATATCCCCTTGGGTGGTTATTTTCAAAACCTCAGATCTGCCTGTTACTGCTGCCATAGCCCCACCAGCAGCACTATTGGAGCACATAACATATTCAGGTGCAGGTGCGGTGCCGCTGAATTGTGCAAACGAGCCGCAGCCTGTTAAGCCCATAGCCATTACACCAATGGCAATTATAACAGTTGTTATTTTTGATGTTGTCTTTTTCATTCTCTACTCTCCAAAATGGTTAAAATGCGCTGCACATCCTTTGCTGTGTGTTCCTGATTTGCTTTTATTTCTCTAACATTCAACTTGGTTTCAGTGACTGTTTTTGAAATTTCTTTTTGCTCAATCTTTATAGCTGCAATTTTTCTATCAGTTTCTGAATCTGCCGACTTCAAAACAGCAATATCATTCCCAAATGAAGTCCAAGTTGCAACTAACCCTGCAAATATAATCAGAAATCCAACTAGATTCTCAATTCCAAGAGATCTTCTGGTGCTCCTGTTTGATATATCTTCACAGTCAATTAAAGGGGTGGTCATCTCAATTCCTTAAAGCAAATCCAATACAATAAGCAACTCAGAGGAATTGCTTATAATATTTAATTTACTCAGCAGCCTTTTTCAATTCAGCTTCAGCTTTAGCTTTGGCTTCTTTTTCAAACTTTTCTTGAAGAGGTTTGACTTTTTTATCTTCAGGAGATAGCCAGCCTGCCTTGCGTAAAGTTGGAAGTTGTTTTGCATCAACATTCACAAACTTTCCTGATTTGGGGTTGTATAATTTTGCACTCATTTCTTTCACCATATTATTTATTTAAAAAGATGCCCGCATCCATGTGGGCATAAACACACGAGTTAAAACTTAATAATTACGCAGCAAAGTTATGCGACGTGGATCATATGCTTTTGCACCAATCAGCATATCAAACGACATAGTTTCAGTTTTTGAAGCCATGTCATAGCCTTGGACAACTCGAATTGAAAAGCCATTATCATTGATAACAAAACTAGGCTTATCACTTGGAGTGTCCAACACAGGCATTGCAACCGCAAGAGATTGGCTATCAAAGATTGCACCTTGGAACTCTAGGTTTGATTGCCCAGATCCAATCACAGTAAGAGCTGCATTATCAGGCACCAATTCAGAGATTGGGTCAGTCAAGGGAACTGCAGTTGCAGTAGCAAGAACTTGTGAGGCCACAATCAAAGGCCGTCTCATACCAGCAATTTCAATTCGATCACCAGCTTCCAACTGACCCGTCAAGGCATCAATAGTAAGAGTTGAACCACCAATGATGTTATTAGCACCACCGCCATTGTTGGTTTGAGAAGTGCCTGTGCCTGCTGTGCCAAGAACATCAGTTGGCATATTCAGGGAGCTGTAGAAATCCATGCCCATAGCACGTCCCATAGAGGCTTCTTGGAAAACAGTTGCTCCAGCTTCACCACGGTTGTTGTATGTGGTAAAGTAAGAAGCACCTAAAAGTTTTGCTTCAAGGGAGGTGTTAACAAGACAGTGACGGCCAGTAGGATCTAGTTGCTGAAGCAAAGCAGCCTCACGAGATAAAGCCATATCAGCAGCAGTGGCAAAAAGGTCATTGGATGCAAAAGTTCCTGCACCTTCCAAGATTTTTGTACCAACATAGATGTCTGCTTTTTCAGCCAAGCGAATAATCGCAGGCTTAACAACTTGTTCAGTGAAGCCATCCATATCAAGTGCTTTTTCTTTGGCAGTGATTTGAACAGAAACATCAAGATGCTTCTCAATGGTCATTGACCGTTGGGATTCATTGATATCTTGAACAACAATAGAGCCAGCAAACTCTTTTGCTTCAAAGTCAGGGCGTGTTTTGATGCGAACTGTATCACCAACAGCATAGCCATCAGCAGTTCGATTGAAATCTGCAGTTTTGTCGCGAGATGTTAATTGGGTGATGACGAGAGCATCATCAAGCTGCATTAAAGATTCAGCAGCGATTTGGTCAACTTGAGTCCAAGCATTAGCCATTGTAATTTCTCCAGTATGGTTTAGATAATTTCCACCTGAGGAAAACAGGGAACAGGTGAAATTTTAATAAAAAAAT